GGGCTTTCCGGCAGCCCTGGCGACGGGATCGACGGGGTGGGGCCAGCCTCGAGCGCAGCCTGTGCAGGCCGGCATCGGCGGCATGCAGGCGAGCATGATGTGCGGGTTGGGGCCGTGCCTGAGCTCGTCTTTCACGTCCATGGCGGCGTCCTGGCGTCCTTCGCCGTAGCCTTCGCGCCAGCCACGGGAGTACTCCTGTCCGCGCCTGTCCTGGTCGGCCCTGACGCTCGCGATGAATACGCATTGGGAGCACGACCAGGTCCCGTCGCCGTAAACGTCGATCCAGATCGGCGTTTCGACTTGGCACATGGGGTCATGGGTCATCGCTTCACTCCTCGGTCCAGGAGCCACCACAGGGGCCAGGTGACGACATCGAGCACGACGATGGCGATCCGCACCCGCAAGGGTGCGCGGCGGCTCATACGAGCGCTCCTGCCCGCTGAGGATCCGGCGGCTCCTCGTCACCGCTGCCGTTGACCAGGAACGTGCCCGGCGGTGTGGTGACCGAAAGGGAACCTCCACCGCCTGCATAGACCTGTATGCGTGGCTGGTGCACGCCTTCCGGCGGACGGTTGACGTGGATGACCCATCGTGAGTCTTCGCGCGCTCCGCAGCGGTGCTCGTAGCCGCGCCACCACGTGGAGCAGTCAGGGCACTTCACGGGCTTGTACGGGTCGGGATTCATCGGTGCTTCCTTTCCGATGCTGCGAAGACGGCCCCGACGATCCATGCGGTGGCAAGGATCGCGAGGACGATGAGGACGGCTTCAGCCCAGCCGGTCATGGCTTCTCCTCGTGTGTCCAGGCGTGGGCCCATACGTCGGTGAGGTCGGGATCGGCATCGATGAACTGAGCCCCGGAGTCCTTATCGGTGGTGACCGTGAGGTTGACGGGCACATCGATCTGCGCCTGGCACTCGGGGCACTCGATGACCGGATGTGCGCTCACGACGGCCCTCCAAGGGCGTAGTACCAATCCCAGCCCTCTTCCGGCGACAGCCACTCAAGGTCGATCTCGTGCCGCCCGTAGCGGTACTCCTCAAGGTCGCCGGCCGTTACTGGTCCGCACAGTTGGCCATCTAGCCACGGCAGGATCATGCACTCGATGGGCTTCATCTGGTGCAGCCATCTCGTACCGCTTCGCTTGCTGTTGTCTGGCTGCACATGCCACGGAACACCGAAGGCGTCACGCTTCACGGACCAGGTCTCGCAGTCGCATGCCCACCGGCACAGAGCGTCTGGCGTTGCATCACACTCAAAGCGGACCGTTTCTAGGTCGTCTGAGATCGCGTAGTGGGTCACGACGCCTCGCCAGGGGTCAGGGTGTATGCGCGTGCCTGGCGTTCATTCTCGGCCTTGACATGCTCAAACCAGCGGAAAGCCTTACGGCGGGCTCGATTCTCGCCCCAGGCGCGCTTGCAGCCCATTGTTAGCCCGCCGACGCCATGAGTGACGCGCCAAAGGCCCCAGATGTTGACGGGTGTAATCACAGCCCATGGTTCACCCGTGCCGGAGTAGTCCAGCCCCGAGTATTCATGAGGCCTCGTCACCGGCATGACTCCTCCCCGGGGGTGTAGACGACGCGCACGGGGCCGTAGAAGGTGTTGAGTGACTCCCAGGAGACGCACCTGTACGTCGTTGCGGCCTCCCACGTGTACTGGCCCCGCTGGTAGGCGTTGCCGCTGCGGTCAAGGACCACGCTGCCCTTAGGTGGCTCAGGCAGAAGTGCACGTGAGGTGACGCGAATTGCGCCCTCCCACTTGTCGAGCTCTCCGGGCCACCAGTCACGGAATCCCCCACCGGGCTCTTTGGTACTGAGGCAAGTACGGCTGGCCGCATGTACGTGGCGGCAGAAAGTCAACTCGATCTCGTCGCCAGGGTTCAGGCCCTCGAATAATGCCTCAATCTCGTCGCGCGTCATGACGCCACCTGCTCCACCTTGGGGGCCTCTTCGGCGTCGACCACTGCCTGCTCGGCATCGAACAGGCTCGGGACGCTCATCTCCAGGTCGAGGTCGCGCAGGTTCGATACCGCCGTGCGCCAGTAGGACGGCTTCAATTCGATGCCTAGTCCGCGGCGACCGAGCCTCACGGCCGTGTGCACCTCAGACCCGATGCCGGCGAACGGCGTGAAGACCAGCTCGCCGGGGTTGCTCCAAAGTCGGACTACCCGCTCAATGAAGTCAAGCTGAAGCGGGCAGATGTGGCGCTCGTCGGCGCTGTCGCGAGCCACGCGGGCATTGAGCGTATTCGTCTCTCGGATGTCAAGCCATACAGGCCTCGCCCATTCGATCCATTCCTCATTGCTCACGTCATTCTTGATGGGCACGGCGTTGTCGCCCGGCTTGCGGAAGAGCAGGAGGTAGTCGGCCAAGGCGGGGCGGGTCATGGACGAGTCACGATTCTTGGTGACGAACATCAGCGCCTGGGCCTTCGTGCGGATCGCCTGGGCCTGGGGATCCTTATCGACGGTGACCTCCCCGTGGAAGATCCAGCCGGCGTCGAGATAGGCCCGGATGACGTCGCCGCGGAAGTCGGTCATTCCGATGACGCCATTCGTCGCCATGGTCGTAGTAAGTTGCTGCACGTGGACGGCGCAGATCCGCCCTGGCATAGTGATCCGCAGGTTCTCTCGGATGATGTAGCCGTAGTGCTCAAAGAACTCGCCGCGGCTGGCTGAGTTGCCAAGGTCCCTCGGGCTGGGGGAGTAGGTGAACAGTGACGCGAACGGCGGGGAGTAGACGGACAGTGCCACGCTCTCGTCCGCTATCTCAACCATGCGCTCGCAGGAATCGCCCATCCACAGTTCCCACGTCTCGCCGTGGGCCTCATCGGTGGCATAGATGTCTTCAATGCTCATGTGCTCTAACCTTTTCTCTTGTGAGTTCCCCGGCTGCGCGCATCTCGCGCACTAGCCCTTCGGTGATGTTCGATGACTCGCGCTCTTTGCGGGAAATGTTGACGGCGATCTGCGACTCCAGGTCGGAAAGGATTACGTGCGCTTGAACGATGCGCGCCTGGCCGTATCGGTAGCACCGCCGAATCGCCTGGTAGTAGGCCTCATAGGAATCCGACAATCCAACGAACGCCATGCGGGCACAGTGCTGCCAGTTGAGTCCGAATGCGGCAATGGATGGCTTAGTGATGAGGACGCGGATACGCCCGTCGGCGAAGCCAAGCATGGCGTCGGCTTTGTCCTCAGGTGACCATCCTCCGTGCACATTGACGGCGTCGGGGATAAGTCGGGCGAGCATGTCTGCCTCGTCATTGAGTCCGCACCATAGGAGCCAAGGCTCGCCTGGCTCAGCCGCAACCAGGTCTGCCGCCTTTCGGCAGCGGGCTTCTAGTGTCTGCTTGCGGACCTTTGCCCTGCCCCCGACTCCGCCTAGGTCAGTGGCGAAGAGCTGATCGTCCGGGACTAGGTCGACGTCTAGCAAGTGAGGGATGATCTCCAGTCCGGGCAGGATGTAGCCGTCATCGTCGTACCCAATATCGCTCGGGCGCCTCAGTGCTACGGCCCACGAGGTCATCCACTTGAACATCGGCCCGTGGGCGTGGCCCTTGAGCCTCCAGCCGGTGTCCGAGTCGTGCACGAAGTAGGCCGCGAGCATGTTGACGCGCGTCGACCTGCCCAGGAATTCAGCCTGATTAGTCAGTTCCTCGATGTCATTGGGCGCCGGAGTGGCAGTGCACGCGAGCCGCCGGGGCACGTCGGCGAAGTGCGCGATCAGGACTGATCGAGTTTTTCCGTCGGACTGCTTCAGGATGCTGGCCTCGTCTAGGACCACGGCGTCGAACAGGTCGGCGGGGAATCGTGTGACCATCTCGTAGTTGGTGACGTAGATGCCGGGGCTGGTGATCTCATCGGGCGAGCGCACGTAGCGCGCCGTGATGTTGACGCGCTGCCCTTCGCGCACAGTCTGCGTGCACACTGCAAGGGGGGCGACGATGAGGGATGTCTGGCCCGATAGTCGCGCCCACTCAATCTGCATGAGGGTCTTTCCGAGACCGGTGTCTGCCCAGATTGCCGCTCGCCCGTTCGATACCGCCCATCGGACGATCTCGCGCTGCCACTCGTGGAGTAAGGGATGGACTTCGGACACGTCTATAGGGCGTCCATAGTCGGTGGAATGGCTTTGCTTCCGAGCTAGGAATTCCGCGTATGTCATGCGCCCTCCCTGCAGGCGCGCGGGAGGTTGTCGAAACGGTGTAGGCCGGCGACATACGGCCGCCAGACCCAGTGCTGGATCTGCCAGGCAGACCAGGAGTAGTCGCGCATGTCCACGCCCGTGCCGGAGGCGTTCAGCGCCCACGGCCGCCAGGAGTGGTCCTTCCAGATCCGGTACGCGGCCTTCGCGTTGGAGCGTGCATCGAGGGGGTTCGCCGGCCAGTACTTCGTGCCGGACCAGACGAGGTTGATCTGGAATAGGCCGAGGTCCGGCGGGGTCGCTTCGCCCGGCTGGTGGTTGCTCTCCCGCCACGCGACGGCATAGGCGACGCGCGCTGCCTTGCCCTTCCAGCCCGCGTCACGGATGACTCGGACGATGGGGTCCTTGCAGGGCTTAGCCTTGACGGCCTTGACGGTGGATGCGCTCGAGGTTGCAGGAGTCATGGCGACGGCGACGGGTGGGTCGCAGTAGGCCAGGCTGAATCCGGCGATGAGTCCCGCGGCGAGGATGATCCAGGCGCCGACATTGGTCCTCGTCATCTTGCTTCCCAGATCTGGATCCGGGCACCGGGAAGGTTGTCGCGGTCGGCGTAGAGTTTGAAGGCCGCAATCGTGACGATGCGGGAGTCGTCGACAACGATGGATGCCTGTGTCAGGGCATCGAGAGATGATCGAATCAGCTTGTCGAGGTCCGGGGTCGTCGTGGGGTACTTCGGCGCGGATGCTTTCGGCAGGCCGTCGGCTCCGAGGTGTCCCTTAGGGCGCGGCAGGTAAAACCAGAGGTGGACATCCACGGGCTGGTCCAGTTGAAGACCGAGCGCTCCAGCCCGCTGCGCTTCGCTCACGATGGCCTCACGCCAGGGGCCCACATACTTGCTGGACTCGATCATGCGCCCGCCACCGACGTGCCTCTTCGATCCCTGCGGAGCGGGGTGGCCGTAGACATGCAGATTCACAAGGAGCCGGCTGGAGAGGTTCATGTCTCGTCCCTGGGGTGACCGGCGACGTAGGCGTCGATCGCAGCCTGCGGGAGCCGGCCGTTGCTTCCGAGCGTCGGCCAGCCATTCGCCCGTGCCCAGTTGCGGACGTCGCGGGACTTGATTCCTGCTGGTGTCACGGGCCCGTGCGGCGTGGGGGCTGGGGTGTTGTCAGTCATGCGGACTCCTCGATCTGGTGGGCGGTGAGGTAGTGCTGGAGCAGGGCGTTAGCGGCGACGCGCTCGAGGTGCGAGATGCCCGACAGGGGACACAGGGAGCAGGACCAGGTCCAGCCCTTCGGCTTGGTCTTCGTGGCGCTCATGCGTGCCACCGGTAGACCCGGACGGGCCGTCCGGAGTTGCGTCCCTTGACGTCCGTGGACACGTCCCAGGTGCCGGTGGGGACCAGGACGCCGGACTTCATGAGCGCGTTCACGGTCGCGCCGACCACGCGCGGATAGACCCAGGTCGGGATGCGGTGCCGCCAGTCGTTCGCGCTGACCATGCCGTCGGTGCGGACCGACGCGCGGATCGCAGCGACGATGGCTTCGCGGTCGGCTGCGTGGATCGGATCGCCCGCAATGAGCTCGAGGACGGCATCCTTCTGGTCGAGCATGTCGAGCTGCTCCATGGCCGCAGTCATGACACGGACCTCAGGAGTTCCTCACGGCGCGCCGCGGTGACCTCGTCCGGCTCGGCGGCCGCGAAGTACTCCATTCGCCGGGCCAGTGTCGGGACGTCTGCGTCGTCCGTGGACTGCTTGATGATGGCGTCGTACTCCAGGTACAGGCGCCGGGCAGCGAGGCGGGCCTTTGTCTGGCGGATCAGGTCCATGCAGCGCAGCTCGTCAGGTGTGGGCAGTTGAATCGGCATCGGTCCCCCCTAGAACGGTGGCTCGTCGATCGAGGCCTGCGTCGCAGGCGAGGCCCACGGGTCGTCAGCGGGAGCGGCAGTGCCACTCAAGCCGCTGGATGCGTTGTCGCGAGAGTTGCGCGTCACCTTCGCGGTGGCGTAGCGGAGCGCCGGGCCGACGTCGTCGACATCGAGCTCCACGACGGTGCGCTTCTCACCCTCACGGGTGTCATAGGACCGCTGCTTCAGACGCCCGGTGGCAATGACGCGCATCCCCTTCTGCAGGGACTCCGCGGCGTTCTCCGCGTACTGGCGCCACACGCTGCAGCGCATGAAGACGGTGTCGCCGTCCTTCCACTCGTTGGTCTCCTTGTCGAAGACGCGATCCGAGGCGGCGATCGTGAAGTTGACGACGGCGTGACCGGAGGCGGTGAAGCGCAGTTCCGGGTCGTTGGTCAGGTTGCCGACGACGGTCAGGTGGGGTGTGCTCACGGGTGCTCCTCGTAGTCGGGCTGGTCTTCGGGGGAGTCGTCCAGGTAGTTCTCGGCTGCGGTGATGAGGGCGGTGGCGAGGCGCTGCCGCTTGACGTCGCTGCCGACGTCCTCGAGTTCGAACGCGCCGCGGAGGAGTTCGGACGCGACCTTCGCCACCTCGAACGCTTCGGCCTCGCGTGTGGCGTTGCGGGCATCGAGGCACGCTTGGACGCTGGCCATGTAGCGGCTGGCGACGTAAAGCACCTGCCGGGTCTCGGGCTTCATGCCGTCTCCTCCTCGGCATCGGAGTTGTCCGTGTCGGCCATGTCGGCATCCGCGAGGGCCGCGACCTTCGCGGTGATCACGCCGCCGACCTGCTCGAGCACGCCGTCGTGCGCCGCGGAGCGGTACAGGTCCCGCAGCACCTCCACGGTGGAGGCGGTAGCGATGTCGGTGAGGTAGGCCTCGACGACCTGGGGGTCGGGTTCCACGAGTTCGGCGTCCACGACGTCGTCCTCGACAGGTGCGGGAGCGGGAGCGGGGGGCTGAGCGACGATGACGTCGCCGTCAGGGTCGACGGTGACCTCCGCGCCCAACTCCTCGGGCGTGTAGTGCACGCCGGCGAGGGCTTCCTCGCAGGCGTCGCGGCACACCTCGGAGATCGCGCGGGCCTTGAGCATCGCGGCCGGGTACTTCGCCCACGAGCCCTTACCGGCAAGGCCGGCAGTCTTCGCCCGTTCGAGCGTCCACTCCGAGCGGAACGTGAAGTCCGGGTCGTCGATGCGGATGATCTCCGCGACGGCCCGCTTGTCGTCCCCGGTCACGCGCAACTTGTGCCCGGCGCGACGGACGAGAGCAGACATGAGGGCGGCGGAGATGGTGGGCTTGCCGTCGATGACGTGCACGCCGTTGACGGCGGCCATGGTCGGGATGCCCAGGGCTTCGGCCTGCTCCATGACCAGGAGCAGGTTCGCGGGCTGCTTGCGGTACGCGGCAGGTAGGAGGCCGGCCTGTGCCAGGTGCTCCGCATAGACGATCTTCGACTGCAGGGACGACGCCCCGCCAGTCGTGACCACGAGTTCGCTCATGCCTTCATCCCCTTCACTGAGAACGTGCGCGAGCCGCGGCGGATCACCGCGACGGCCTCGAAGGCGTCGGGGAAGTCCTCCCGTAGGCGCGCGAGGTTCGCGGACGGCACGGTCATGGAGTCCTTGCCGGCGCGGTAGGTGAAGGCGACCTGCCCATCGATGACGGCTTCCTCGCCGTCCTTCAGCAGCGCCAGGAGGTGGACCTTGGCGGCTTCCTTGTCCTTGCGGGCGTCGGATTCGGCTGCGGCTGCGTGGCGGTAGCGGTCCAGCCACACGTCCGCGTCGGTGCCCGTCAGGTCACGGACCCCCTCGCGGTCGGGGTAGACCTGGTTCAGCAGGTCCACGCTCATGAGTGCCGGATCTACGTTGGGCACCACGCCCTCTTGGACGCACTGCCAGACCTGCCATGCGGTGAGGTTCAGCCAATCGGCCATGGCCGCGTCTGGGGTGACGGTGTGCTCGATGAGGCGCTGACCGCCCACGAGTGCCGCGATGTGCACGTGGTCGAGGCCCGACACGGCGAGCTGCCACTGCACCTGCACGACGACGTCCTCGGGGACGCCTTCCTCCCACACGCTCGCCACGTAGGCGTTGCGCGTCTTCACCTCCAGGGCACACCGGCCGGTCGGGCAGCCGGTGACGAGGCGATCCAGGGACGCAAGCATCCAGGACTCCGTGTCGTTGGCGATGAGGCCGACGCGGCGGACCTTGACGTCGTTGATCTCTGCCCAGCGTCGCGCGACCGTGTCCTCGAGCAGGACGCCCCACTCGCCGGCCTCGGAGATGTCCGGGTCGTAGATGGTCCTCGCGGTCTTCTCCAGGAAGACGTCGACGGCGGAGGCGTACTTGGAGGCTCCGACGATCTTCGGCAGATCCGTAGCGGTGATGCCCGTGCGACGCGTGGCCAGCCAGTCCTCGCGGGGAGCGCTACTGGGCAGCACGAGAAGTGCCCGCGGGGTGACGCGCTGAGGCCTCAGGACGGTGACGCTCACGCTTCACCGCCGACCACGTACAGATGACGGGCCGGGCGATCATCGGAGCGCTCCTTGCCTGCCGGGTGACGGTCGCGGCACAGGCGGGCGACGGTGTCGGTGGCGTCCTGGAGGGCATCGAGCAGGTCTTGCTCGCGCTGAGCCGATGCGCGCTCGGCTCGCGAGATACCCATCCAGTAGGCGACGTAGGCGCTGAGTGCGGACGACGCCAGGGCTATGGCCAGCAGGGCGGTGAGGGTGGGAGAATCCATGTGGTGCCTCTCAATCCAGAGTTGTGAGGTGCTGATCTGAGGGCCCCTCCCACCGGTTGCGCTGCAACGCCCGATGGGAGGGGCCTATTCAGTTGTCGCCCGTGGCGGGGCACCCGGCGATCCGGAGGAGCCGGGGGTCTAGGGGGTTAGGCGGCGCTGGCCTTGTCGCCGGCGGCGGCCTCGATGTCGGCGCGGTTGAACAGGTAGGCGCCGGTCTTGCCGGGGAGCTTGTGGCTAGGGGTCAGCTGACCGGCGGCAGTCAGCCGGTTGACCGTGGTCACGGACTTCCCCAGGATGAGCGCGGCCTCAGCCGTGGTCACGAATTCCTGCATGGTGCAGAGACTTGCACACGCAAGTCTGACCGGTCAATGACTTCGCGCGGTGTGTTGCAAAAGGTTCCCCGCAGGGGCAAACTTGCCCACATGAGCACCCAGACATACGGCCCACGCCGACGGATTCCGAGCATGTCCCTGGGCTGGCGCCTTCGCCTAGCCCGCGAGAGTTGTGGCATGGAACAGGGTGACCTTGCCGACCTGCTGGAGATCAGCCGCGGATCGATCAGCGCCTACGAGCGCGACGTCACCGCGCCGAAGGGCCTGGTGCTCCGCGCGTGGGCCTACGAAACCGGCGTCGATGAGGGGTGGCTACGAACGGGAGAGCCCGGCCCCGATGATCCGGGACCGGGCTTCCTGCGCGTAGCGGGGGGAGGATTTGAACCTCCGACCTCTGGGTCACGAGTGGCCCGATGGGCAGGAGAGACTGCTGGTCTCAGGTTGGCGGCATGAGCGCCGTCGGCCCCGACCTCCGGGGGAAAGACATGGAGACCCTGATCGAGCAGTGGCTCGACACCTACCGCGCCGCCGGGCGTAGCCCGTTCACCGTCGCCGCGCGCAAGACCTACGTGGTCATCGCCGCCGCGCACCTGGACCTGCTCACCTGCACGCCCGAGCAGCTGCACGCCTACCTCGCCAGCCGCGCGCACCTGTCGCCTGAGGCCCGCAAGTCCACCGTGGTGGCGCTGCGGTCCTTCTTCCGCTGGGCGCACCGGCGTGGGCACGCCGCGGTCGACCTCAGCGAGGAGCTGCCCACGGTGACCGTGCCCAAGGGCCAGCCCAAGCCGATCCCAGCAGCGGCCCTCGAGCAGGCGCGCGCAGCCGCCGATGCCGAGACGCTGCTCATCATCGACCTCGCGGCCCTCGCGGGGTTGCGCCGTTCGGAGATCGCCCGGGTGCACGGTGATGACGTCACCGACGACGGGCTGCTTGTGCACGGCAAGGGTGGCCGGGTGCGCCTCGTCCCGTTGCATCCGCGGCTGCGGACCCGGCTGCAGGCCCTCCAGGGCTGGGCGTTCCCGTCGCCGGTGCGCGCGGGGCAGCACGTGTCGCCGGATTACATCGCCTCGCGGGTGGAGGCCGTCGTGCCGTCGCCGTGGACGGCGCATTCGTTGCGGCACTACTTCGCCACCAGCGCCTACCGGGGCACCGGGGACCTGCGGAGCGTGCAGCAGCTGCTCGGGCACGCCAGCGTGGAGACCACCCAGCGGTACGTGCTGGTGGATACCGACGCGCTCGCGCGGGCGGTGAGCGCGGTCGCCTAGCACGCAACGCGAAAGCGCCCCCTGACATCCCTTGTGGGGACGGCAGGGGGCGCTTGGCGTAGCGGGCCGCGGGGGCGGCCGCTAGGGGGAATCCTCGAATGGATCCGGGTCATGTCGAGGATCGGAGTGCAGGGTGGTCATGGCTTCCCCGGTGAAGCCCATCGCGACGACGTGGGTGACTTCCTCGGTCTGGTCGGCGTAGTCCAGCTGCTCGACGGCGGCGCTGGTGGCCTGGGTGAGGATGCGCATGGCCCGATCGTCCAGATCGCAGGGCCCGTCGTGGGTGGGGTGCTCGAGGTCGATCTCCACGGCATCGGCAACGATGCGGACACGGCACCTGGCCATTCATTCTCCCCGGTAGCGGTCGTCGAATCCGGCGTAGCGGTCGTGGGTGGCGAAGTGGACCAGGGCGAAAGCGTGGAACGCGACCGCGGTCATGTGCGGCAGGCCCATCTCCGGGTCGGTGTCTTCACCGGACCAGAAAGCCCAGGCGTGCCGCTGCAGGGCCGCGAAGGACAGGGACCAGTCATAGCCGCGTGCCCAGTTGTGCGCCGCGTACTTCTCGGCACCCCGGCCGTAGAGCCGAGCTAGCATCTCCAGCGGCACCGCGGGCAGCAGGTCGTAGCGGGCCGGCTTGGAGCCCTTCTCTCCGCCGGTGGTGGAGGTGACGCGCACCTCTTCCCCGGTTGTCGGGGCGACGGTGGCGCGGCCGTGGGGCAGGTCCGGGCCGGTGATCGTCTCGATCGGGTGCACCGGAATCCCCAGTGCGTGCGCGAGCGCCACCTCAGCCTTGGCGCCCTGGGACTTCTCCCAGCCGGGCAGGACTGCGAGGGCGTCGGCGTGCTTGGCGATCCACGCGACGTCGAAGCCCAGCGCGTCCCGCAGACTGAAGCCCGTGTGCTTGATGTCCTCAAGGTCACCAGTCGGGGACGCGTTCACTTCGACGCCGTGCTGCTCCCGGTCACGGTCGGCCGGGTTGCACACGTCGTAGCCCAGGTCCCGCAGCCGGGCCGCGGCCGCGTCGAAGGCGGGGAAGTTGAAGTCAGGGATGCCGCGCATGGGCCCGGCGACATAGACCGACGTCATCAGTCCAACCAGACCTTGTACTGGGCAGTGACCCGGCCGGCCTCGGGGTCGACGAAGTGCAGGCGCTGCGACGGGATCGCGGAAGCCGCCATCGTTTCCCGCGCGTACCGGTTGTCCGATTCGGTGGAGCCGGTCATGTAGACCGATCCCTTGCCGTCGGCTAGGGCCCACTCCTGGTGCTGGTGGTAGTGGTGGATGTAGCAGTCGGTGAACGCCCACGGGTAGGCGCCCGACCGCCACCGGTTCACGTGCTGCACGATCGTGTTCGGGGAGGAGAAGCCGCCCCGGCCGATCTCATCCCCGTGGATCACCAGGGCCCGGTAGTTGCCGATCTCCAGGCGCTGGATGTCCTCCGGGCAGTCCGGCCACGTCACCCGCGGCTCGTCCTTGAGCAGCTGCCGGGCAAGCTCGTAGGCCATCCGGTCGACGTTGTCCGACCTCGGGACAGCGTCGCGCTTGGAGCCGATGCGCCCGTGGTTGCCCCATTCGGCGACGACCTCGACGGTGTCGAACAGCGCCAGGGCACGGCGTACCACGTCCACAAGCAGCATCGACACGGACACGTACTGCTCGAACAGGGTCGCGTCGATCTCGAAGGGCTGAGTGGGGTAGTTGAACAGGCCCTCCACCATGTCCCCACCGAAGGAGACGACGCCTTTCGTGACCGGGTGGTCGGCGCGCTGGATCTCGGTGATGCGCTCCACCTTGTCCATGTAGGCCAGGACACGGGCCTTCATCACCTCGCCGTTGTAGGAAGTGGTCACCTTGTGGCCCTGCCAGTCGCCCATCACCATGAGGGCGACCTCAGGATCCTTGCGGCGCTTGTCTACCTTCGGGCGGGGAACCGGCTTGATGGGTCCGCGTGCGAGGACAGCATCCCGGGCGGCCGTGATCGTGGCTTCCACCAGGTGGTCGGTGCGGGCCTTGGCCTTGACGACCTCCTGTTGGGCTCGGGCGAGCGCCGACCTGAGTTGGTCGATCTCGATGGCGTCTTCAGCGCTTCCGACGCGGTCTTTCAGACTCACGGGTCACCGCCTTCTCTTCCGCGCATGTGCATACGTGCTTGCGGTGCTTTCGCATCGCCTCCTCGGACACGCGGATTCCCTGGCCGAGCAGGCGGGCACGGAGCGACTCGGTGCCCCAGTTCAAGTCCGCGACCATGTCGTACAGGTCGGCGGCGTCCTCTGTGGACAGTTCGTCGGCGGCGCGCTTGACGCCGCACCCAATAGCGGCTTTCACGGGAGGGGGTCCGATCCTGTCCTTGAGACTCATGCCGCCGCCTTCGTCGCGCGGGTGGGCTTGATGCGAGTGCCGTTCGGCTGGATGCCGAGCTTGGCGATGACCGCCTGGACGTCGGCGAGCGTGGTGCCGGCCTTGAGCTCCCAGTGCATGGCGTCAGCCCACGCCGCATCCCAGCCCTCGATGGCCGAGGTGTGCGGATCGTCGGCAATCTTGGTCCACGCACCCCAGTTCACGACCTTGTAGCGGCGGCGCAGCCGCTGCGCCTTGAGGTTGCGCTTGGCGGTCTGCCACCACTTCGTCCAGCCGGTGCCGCGCTGGCCTTCCTGGGATGCGTTGAGGTCGACGGCGTAGCCGCAATGGTTCGACCACGAGCTCGACGTGCGCGCCGGCCGGTAGTCGTAGGACCACTCGTCCCACGCGCCCTGGTCGAGCGGGGCGATCGTGCGGTGGTAATCCGCGGCAAGGGCGAGGAAGAGGGGCAGCACGTCCTTGTGCATCGTCAGGCTGCGGTTGGGGCAGCCGGGGATGGGCTTGCGCTCCAGCAGTGGCGAGCCCGGAGGGACGACGGGCAGTCCGCAGATGGCGTTAGGCATTGGTCTCGTCCTCCTCGTCCCAGTCGAAGGGCTCGAAGACGATGGAGCCCCGGCCAAACTCGGCGTCCATCGGATTCAAGTAGCGCACCACGACCGGCAGGGTGGCCGCGAAGCCCGCCGCGACCCACGCGCGCAGGTCACTCAACTCGACCGCGAAGATGTCAGCGCCGTCAGCGATAAACATGGCCAGCACGATGGCCAGGAATGTCCTGAGCCAGGAAGCGAAGGGGCTGGTGGCGAACCATTCGGGGAAGTTCATCAGTGCTCCTCTTGTATGTCGAGCTTGGCCATGACGAGGTCCAGGCGGCGGGCAATGTCGGGCAACGACTTGCCGCCGTTGGATGTCGGCTGAATGAGTCGGGTGTGGTTGGAGATCTCGTCTCTGATGACGTCGCGGAGCCAGCGCGTGTACTGGCGGATGGTGAAGGCGACGCCACCGAGGATGATCGAGGCGATGGTCAGCCAGGTGAGCAGCTCGGGGGCCTCGTCAAGCCATGTGGGCATGGGTGCTCCGGAAATGGAAAAGCCCCGCCGAGGCGGGGCTGACGGTCGGGGACAGGGCGCTAGATGATGGCCTCGGCCTGCTCGGGGCTGATCCATCCGAGGCTGACGGCGCGCTGAAGCCCGGCCTCATCGATCTTCCCGGCCGCGAACAGTCGGGTGAGGCGCTCAAGCATTCGGGGCCTCCTCGAGGGCGGCGACGACGGCCGCGTCAGCGGCTGCCTCGAGTGCGGCGGCGCCTCCGGGGAGTTCCTGGATGGCGGCGGCGAGGATGTCCACGCTCATGTTCTGCGGGAACTGCTCACTGATCTTCATGATTCTCCTCCTAGGAGATCGATTAGCAGGTCTTGCCGTGTGGGTCGGGCAGGTCGGGTGGGCACGTCCGACAGCATGTAGCGCTCTTCTAGCCAGGCGTGGAGGTGGTGCGTGTCTGCCCAGGCAGCGTGGCCCCGCCAGGACGCCAGGAACGCTCGCAGTGCCTCGGTGTCCCCATCGTGGGAGTAGGCGCGGATCTTCCTCTTGGCGCGGGTAACGGAACTCTTGCGGAGCAGTTTGTGGGTGGACCAGATCCGGTAGCCCAAGAAGTTGATGCCCTGGGTGGTGGCGGAGATGTTCCAGCGGGAGATCTCCAGATGCAGCCGGTTAGCGGCGAACTCCGAGACCGCTTCCTTAACCTCTTTGAGGTGCCCGTCGCGGGTCCCGAGCACGACGATGTCGTCCATGTAGCGGGCGAAGGGGACCTTGAGTTCGTGGTGGAGGTAGTGGTCTAGAGGGTTGGCGTAGATGTTGGCAGACAGTTGGCTGGTGAGGGCTCCGATGGGGATGCCTTGGCCTTGCGGCGGGATGATGCGGGCCAGCAGGTCCAACGTGGGACGGCAGCTGATCTTGCGGGCGTACTGCTCGTGCAGCACCTGGCGGTCGACGCTGGGGAAGAAGGACCTGAAGTCCGTTTTCAGGTACTGCGAGTAGCCACGGGACCGCAGTTGGGATTGCACCCACTTCACGCCGGCGTGAGTCCCTTTGCCGTCCCTGCATGCGAAGGACGTCGGGAGGAACGTGGCGTCGAAGATTGGTTCGATGACCTGGACGACGGCATGGTGGACTACCCGGTCGCTGAAGGGTGGGGCGCTGATGTTTCGGCGCTTGGGTTCGTAGACGGTGAACTCGCGGTAGGGGCTGGACTGCCAGGTCCCCTCGCGGAGCTGCCGGTGCAGGGATGCCAGCCGGGCCTCGTAGTGCTCCCGGAAGATGAGGTACCCGTGGGAGTTGGTTTTGCCGCGGGCAGCGTTGGCGTAGGCGCGGCGGAGGTTATCCGGGTGGATGATGCGTTCGAACAGGTGCTTGTACTTGCGACCCATGGGGCAACTCTGCCGGGTGAGGGGGCGCGGCCTGGGGGTTTCAGGTTTCCCCTACTCCCCCCTATGGCCGACCCCTGCAATGTATTCGCCGAAGCGGGCGTGATCGGCTGACCACCTGTGGTCGGCCTGCGTAGTCACCTAGCGCAGAGCGTGAAACCTCTTGTTGTCACAGACGCCGCGGGCCCCGATGTTGTTGTTCGAGTTCGTCGGGGAGTTGTTCCAGTTGGACGCCCGCGAACCGGAGTTCGCGGATTCATTCCAGTTCCCGCCGAAGATCGCGACGATCCCGTTCACACCCTGCCTGGATCGGCCTTGCTCTTGTGGTTCGTGATCCAGGCTCCGAGGATCTTACCGACCTCGGCCAGCATGATGGAGCCGGTTCGGTGCTGCTGCTCGGTGAGGACGTCGCAGGCGGGCCCGGACAGGAACCGGAGCCAGAACCGCAGCATGGCGATCCCGGCGTCAGCCTGCTGAAGCCGGCTGACCTGCCTGGTCTTTCCGGCCACGATGAACAGGTCGACCTGGGCCAGCATGTCCCGGATGAGCATCTCCTTGGCGACCCCGTGCTTGCGGGGCAGGTTTTGCGCGATCGGGTACATGTAGTGCAGGAAGGTCTCGTACTTCTGCACGATGAGGAGTTGCTCGTTGACACCTGTCACCTGTCACCCCCCCCCCCCGCTTTCGGGGAGGTTTCGTGGGCGGCGAGGGCTGCCTCGAGGGCATCAATGCCTCCGGGCAGGGACATCAGCGCGGAGGCCAGGATGTCGATGGCTTCCTCGGGTGTGACCAAGTGACTGAGTCGGGCCATGGCTCCCCCCTTGTGGACGGCTCGCTGACGCGAGCCTAGACAAGGCGCAGGTGGTCACAGACGCCGCGGGCCCCGAGGTAGTTGCCCGAGACCGGCGGGGAGTTGCCCCAGTTGGACGCCCGCGAACCGGAGTTCGCGGACTCAAACCAGGCCCCGCCGAAGATCGCGACGTTTTCCATCTGGTACGTCGAACCACGCGACTCCGTGTTCGCTGCCCAGGACGCGGCAGCGGCACCGCCACCGAAGTCCGCGCCCCACACCCACAGGCAGCCAGTCGCCTGGATGATGCCCCACTTCGACGTGAACTTGTCATCGGTCTGGGACGTGCCAGAGTTCGCGGTGCCCAGGCCCGTGTTCACCGGGTCGTTACCGCGCGAGACAGCCTCCGTCGCCCCGAACGCCAGGGCAGCGAACTCCGAATACGTCGGGGGTCGCTTACCGAACGCCGCCAAGGTCTCCGTCGCATTCCACCAGTTGAACGTGGAGTAGCGGCTGGAGCCGTTACCACCGAACAGAGTCGGGATAATCGGGGTGGTCGTGCCACCGGTCTCACCGTCGGCGATCGCGATGTTGTTCCTCGAGGTGCCGTTGGTCTGCGGATCACGATTCGTCAGGTAGATGTCAGCCCAGAACGCATTCGCCACCAGGGCCATGCCGCGAGGATCATCGCTGGCCGGGCGGAACTTCAGGTCCCACAGGGAGAACTCGTTGATCTGGGCCGTCGTGTTGCCGCCCGCGCGTGCTGTGGCATTGCCGCCCGGGGCGTAGTGGAAACCGCCGATCAGCTGCGAGTTTGCCGGCGGAGACGCCACCGGCGTGGGCCACGTGCCCGACGCGGCCACCGCCTGAGCAGTGCCATTCGACAGCGCGTACACGAAGTAGTCCGTGCCTGCGGTGAGCGACGGCATCGTGACCGCTGTCGCTGTGGCGAAGTCCACCACCGCAGTCCCGACCAGCACCTTCGTGCCCGCCTTGATGGACACGGTGCCATTGCCGGTGCGCGTCAAGCAGCAGGACAGGAAGTCGGTCTTGAACAGGGCGTGGGGCATACCCGCTCCCCCACCCCCTTGAAGGGTGACCGTGCCGTCGGAGTTCAAGACCATGTTGTCGACCGAGGCGGACGGATGCCGGATCGCTCCAACACGAAGAGTGCTCATGTGTCTCCCTTAGACGATGGCCCACGAGGAGCCGGTAGGAACCGTCACCGAAATTCCGGTGCCGATCGTGATGGGTCCGGCGCTGACAGCATTTGCTCCGGAAGTGATCGAGTAGTTGGCCGCGATCGTCTGCCCGTTCTCATAGATGACACCGCCGGCCTTCGCGCCCGAGGCATTGCCCAACTGAGAAGCGGGGACCTGGCCTGAGGAGTCCAGCGAGGCGACCCCATTGGCGACGCCGACTAGGGCATTAGCGACAGCGCCGATGTCGGCAGGCGTGAGGGCGTCGGTTCCACCCGTCGCATGGGATGCCTTGTGGGCGGTCGGAGTACGGGAATCCGTCAGACGCGAGTCCGACGTGGAGACCGCCCCGATATCTGCGGGGCTCAACGCATCAGAGCCGCCGGTTGCGTGGCTGGACTTGTGTGCCGTCGGGGTGCGCGCGTCCGTAAAGCGTGAGTCATTGCCCTGAGCGACCTTGCCGGAGGTCGTGCCGAAGTCGGGGACCAGGGCGCCGCTCGAGGTCGTCAGGCCGGCGCCGACGGACAGGCCGATCGTGCCGGAGGAGTAGGTGACCGGAGCGGTCCCGGTCAGCGTGCCGAGATCGCCGGTGTCGCCCTTGGCGCCCTTGTCGCCGGCGACCGTGACGTTCCAGGAGGAGATGGTGCCGGAGCCGCCGACGTTGTCGACGTTCACGGTCACGTTCAGGGACGCGATCGCGGTTATGGGGCCTTCCACGTAGTTCGCTGGGCTCGAGGACGAGGCGACCCGGACACGGGTGCCGACGGCCAGTGCCCCGACCTTGTTCACGGTGAACGACTTGGAGCCCGTGCCGATCGCAACTGAGGACGCCGACGTGATCCCATCGAAGCCCAGGCCATCTGCCCCGTCGGCGCCAGGGGGACCAGTTGCTCCCGTGTCCCCCTCGGGGATCGTGAAGTCGAGGACAGCGGCGTTCGCGGTGCCGGAGTTGACGACGGCTGCCGATGATCCTGGCGCGCCCGTCGTGACGGTGCCCACCGCTACGGTGGCTGCGGCCCCTGGGGAACCGGTCGCGCCCGTGTCTCCGCGCGGAATCGTGAAGTTCAACGTGGCTGCGGTGGAGGTTCCGGAGTTCGAGACGGCAGCGGACGAGCCAGCAGCTCCCGTGGTGACCGCGCCGACGGTGACGGTGGCCGCGGTTCCGGGAGAGCCAGCCGGACCAGCCGGGCCCGCGAGGCTCGTACCCGAGCCCCAGGCTCCAGCGGCCTTCGGCCCGTACATGACCTTTGCGACCCGGTCGTAGTAGTGGTCCCCGTCCTCACCTGTGCCCGCAGACGGGGCCGTCGTCCCGGACAGGACGCTGTAGCCACGGGGGCCGCGGATGTCGGAGTACTGGGTGGGGTCGATGACCGGCTCTAGTTCGGCCATGTCCACGGTCGGAGAGGTCGCCGGCAGGAGCACGGTCTTGGAGGTGGTGGCCCCGTTGATCGTCTCGGTGACGACGTAGGCCCAGTTCTGGTCGACGTCGGTGTCGTCGGTGGCGATGAGCTCGACCGTGAACTCGCCGTTGACGAGGGTGGCGACGACGGGCAACTGGGGGACGACGACGTCGCCGGTGTCGTCGCGCAGCCACACGGTGGGGGTGAAGGACACAGTGCCGGTGGCCAGGGAGCCGTCGGCGGTGATGTACGTGCCCGACACGGTCACCGTGTCGAGGTTGGCGGGGATAGCCATCAGGCCTCCAGGGCTTCTATGCGGGTGGTGAGGTCGGCGATGGTCTGCTGTTGCTGTTGGACGACTGAGAGCAGGGCGGCGACCATGGCCTGGTCGATGACGCCGGCGGGAGCGCCCTCGGCATCTCGAAGCACGGCAATGGGCAGCTTGTCCGCTACGTCGTCCGCGATGAAGCCGAGCAAGCGACGCTCGGTGGGCAGGCCCTCGTCGATGACTGAAAACTCCACGACGCCGACGTCAAGGATCGCGGCAGGGTCTGAGGTGGCGACGTCGCACTGCCGTGCCTCATCAACGCTTGCAGACAGGCCACCCGAAAGGGTCGCGATGTCATACTTGATCGTCTGTGAAGATGTGCCGTTACGGCGCAGGCGCCCCGTTGTCGTGATACCGACAGGAGCAAGGCCGGTGGTGTTGTTGTCGTAGACGCCTTGCATGTCAACGTTGGCGCCCGACACGGTAAGCGACCCGCTTGACATGTTTCCGGAAGTGCTAAAGGAGGCCGCTTCGAATCTGGCTCCCCCAATGAGTGGGGCATTGACGTACAGGTAGTCGAAAAGTTGTTGAATGACAGCCACGACGCCGTTGCTGGAGTTGTACCAGACCAGAGCATCTGAGAACGAGGCGTCATTGCTGATCTCAAGGCGCGCGCCGCTTCCCCGGGTTTGAAACTTCGAGCCGGTCAAGGTCGCCCCGGTGATCGTCGACCCTGAGGTGATAGCGCCCTTGACCGTGACCGTGCCGTCGGGCTTGGCGTGGAAGACGCGCTCCGTGGAGGAGTAGACCTCGATGCCATCGACGGCGGTGAGGCGGACTCGGGCGCCCGTGTCATCGGTGGAGGTGCGGATTACCTCGCCGTTCACCAGTTTCGTCGTGATCGCCTGAGCCAGGATGTTCTCGGCAGTCACGGCGCCGGCAGCGAGCTGCAGGGTGCTGATGGAGTCGGCGGCGATGCCGCCACCGGCCCATTGCTGCTTGACCCAGGTCTTCACACCGGAGACCAGTTGCAGGACGTTGTAGGACCCATCCCCCGTGTTCACCCAGGTGGAGCCGGTGGCGCCTGTCGTCGGTGGGGTGCCGGTGCCGACGTACTGCTGGATGCCGCCGATCGCGGTCGCGTCGAAGGAGACCAAGTCTTCGGTGATGGTGCCGACGCCGATGGCGGTAGTAGTCACGAAGCCGGCCGTGGTCGGGCCCACCTGGGAGGAGGTGACGCGCTGGCCGGCTTCGTCGACGATAACCAGGCGCACGTAGTAGCCGGTGCCGGCGGTGAGGCCGGTGACGGTGAACGTGCCGGCGCGAGACAGGGTTCCCTTGAGTGTGCTCGCGTCGGGGGTGAAGCCGGTGGTGCTTGAGATGTGGATCTCCGCGAAGACGCCGGCCGGGTACGGGTTGCCTGCCGTATCTGTCGCCGACCACGTGATGGCGAGGCCGGCGATGACCTGAGCAACGTTGGGGCCCGTCGGCGTCGTCGTGGTCAGGTCGGCGTAGAACGGGGGCGCCTGATCCGATCCGGTGCCGTCGGGCGTCGGCGTCGGCTCTGGGGGCACAACTGACGCGACCGAAGAGCCCAAGGCCCCCAGCGCCGTGCTGGCCTGGATGCGTGCGAGGAGCTGCTGGCCTTCGAGTCGGGGCGGACGCCGGAGTTCGCCGTCAGGCATCGAGCACCTCCAGCTCCGGGGTGTAGGTAGCGGTCCCGTCTTCGTCTTTCATGGAGATGGACAGGACGCGCGCGCGAGTCCATGACGTGCCGGAACTGCTCGGCACCGAGATCACGTCGCCTACGGCGAAGTCGGTGTACGGGTCGGCGCCCGGCACGGGCGTGGCGTCGGACTTCGAGGCCACGAGCAACTGCTTGCCAGTCCTGCGCAGGATGCGCTCCGCGATGATGCGGGCGGTGGACTCGGAGCGGGTCCGGCCCACCTCCACGTACAGTTCCCGCCGCCCCCAGGTCTCGGCATTGACGTTCGGTTTCTGAGTCCATCCGTCTTTGGTGCGCACGAGGGCGGACGTCTTCACGCGCGGATCGGAGGCGACCGAGTAGGAGAGCAGATTCAGTCCGGGCATGAGCCGGACCGATGTAGACCGATCCATACCCCGGGACTCCCAGGACTTCAGGACCAGGCTCACGGGGTCGACGTGAAAGTCCACTCCCAGATCCACCATCTGATCCATGACTGCGAGCAGAGTCGTGCCGACGGGAATGGATAGGTCCACTTCCGTCGTCCACGCCCCGGCCCCAGAGTCGGCAGAGTTAGTGAAGTCGGTGCCCACCGCATCTAGGCGGTACACGTCGCGGGCCTGGGCTTCCTGCAGGAGAGTCTTCAGGATGAGGGCCGGGCGGTGCTTGGGCTCCTCGGTCGCCACTTCCCAATTCGCGGTATCCGTGCGGCGCAGGACTGTCGTGGGCTTTCCGTCCTCCATGCGGCGCACCGACACGAGCAGGCCCGCGAGGTTGTCGCGCTTGACCTCGAGGTCAATCTCGGAGTCGGCGGTGATGTTGACGGCGGAGCCTCCGGACGTCGCTGCGAGTTTGAAGTCGTCCGGGGTGACATCCCGCAGGAAGTACACATTGCCGACGGTGAGCCCGTTAGGCTTGGAGCGGCGAAGCACCTCCACACGTGTACCCGCCGTGAGTCCGTGATCGCTGGCCCTGACCTTGTTGTCGTCGTTGGAGACGGACAGGTCCTCCGCTCTCCACGGCTTCCCGTTGCGTACTCGCGCCCCGAGGACATGCTCGCCGGCGCCGACCCGGGCAGTGAAGCGCACAAACTGCGTCCACGTGGGTGTAGATGCGTCGAAGTCCGACGCCGTGATGACCGTCGCTCCATCCAGAGCGAGGTCGACGGCGTTGTCTGCGGAGCAGAAGATGCGGATGGTGGTCGGCTCGGAGACGGTGAACGTGGAACGGAACCAGTTCACGGTGCCCTCTTGCACTGAAGCGATGGGGCTCGTGGACCAGATCCATTTGGCCTGCCGGTCTACGTTGTCCCATTTGCGGGGCTGCTTGGAGCGGGCCGTCGTCGTCTCGGACCAGTCCGCCGCGAGCGGTGCCGACCACGTGACCGTGGACTTCCAGTAGCCGTCCTTCGATGCGTAGTTGAAGGGTCGGTCCGGGCTGTTGTACGACTGGAGCCCGGCCTGGGGCCAGACGAGCGCGTCCTCCAGCCAGGCCAGCGGCGAGCGTCCCGCTGCCCGCAGGAAGCGTGTCCCGGAGGAGTCCACGATTGTGTCGTCGCGCGACTCCACGGACCAGGCGAAGACGCACTGAGAGTTGTAGAAGACGCGGACCAGTGCATCGCGGACCAGGAGTGCGGCGTCGGGGCTGCCTAGCGGGACGACAACCTGACCGTAGCCGGGCTCGTTCAGGCTGTCGACGAATTCCTTATCCGAGCCCCGTGTGACATACCCGGTGAGGGTGGTCCCCGTGGCGTTGTAGACCCGATACTCCAGGCCGCTGGTCATAGGTAGGCCGCCCGATACGCCACGCGCACGGAGCCGCCTCCGGTCAGCGTGAAGGTATTTATGCCGGGAGCAACTGTCATCCAGTAGTAGGAGGCGTTGGTGTCGCCAGAGGTGACGTGCTGGATGGCGTTGGTGGCGCCTTGCAGGGCCGTGAAGTTTGCGACATCGAGCACGGCTGGCGTGACTGCCGTAGTTGCAGCAAACTGGACCCAGTCGCCGGTGGTGGCGTTGGTCAGCCGCTGAGTGGAGCTGCTGCCACTGAAGGTGACGAGGACCTTATGGGTGGGCACCTCGCCTATCGCGTCAATGCTGAACGTCGCCTCTGACTTGACGCCGGGATCGATCAGGTCAACGCCGTACCAGTAGGCCTCAAGTATGGAGAATTCCGCAATTGCTCGGCAGACGTTGCCCGCAATCTCTGAGTAGGAGTCCAGGCCTCCGGTGTAGCGGGCCGTGGTGGTGGCCGTGAAGTCTGAGGTAGCAGTCAGGGGCAGTGTCTTACTGAGCGTCATGGGCTTTCCGCCGTTGTACGCCACGGACATGAAGCGCCGGAGTTTGGTCAGTGTCGCTGCCCGGGAGGATCCGGCGATGAGTCCACCGACGGACGCCGGGCGCGCCCCGGGCCAAGGATTCGTCGCGGCATCCCCGACACGGCCAGGGACTGGAGTGTCCGATTGACGCATGGGAGGCACGGCGGTCCACCCATCGAGGACCTGGACAGAGCTCAGCAGGTCGCTCACGTTGACGCCGTTGATCTTGTAGACCTCAGCCATCACAGGCCTGCCAGGTACATCTCATGGCGCAAACGGCGCGGAAGGGATTCGACGGCTTCCGCTGGGGCGCCTTGCACGATGATGTCGCCGAACGTGACCCCTGCGGCGGTTGCCTTGTCCGACGTCGCGCTACTAGGTCCGGGGCGGTACCACTGCTGCGGCATGCGCCCGGAGTTGAGTGCGGTCAAGGCGCCGATGCCGATCCGGTCCACCATCGAGGCCCTGACCATGAATTCGCCGTTGGATGCGGCGACTGGGATGGAGTCGCTGGTCGAGGTGCCGGCGCCCGTGATGAGCCCGCCAGATGACTTAGGCACCTTCTTGCCGGCGTAGGGACCGGGGACGCCGGTGGAGGTGTAGGCCGTCCGCACCTCGATCTCCACTAGTGGGGGCAGTTCCTCCATGCGCTGCTTGAGGTTTCCGGCGAGGGTATTGTTTTCGGTGAACTTGGCGATGAGGGTGTCGAATGGTTCGAGAAGTGCGGCGCGGACATCGGCGGGGACGCCGGCCTTCTTGAGCTCGGCGTCAGCATCGGATGCTGCTTGCTGCATCGTGGCGATCTTTTCGGCTGCCGTCTGCTGACCTTCGGCTACCTTGACGGCTGCGTCGTAAATGCCATCGAGGGCATCCTGATTCTCGCGCGCTTTCGGGGTAGCGGTGCCGAATGCTTTGCCGTTTTCCTTGACTGACTTTCGTAGGTCGTCCAGGGAGGCCTGGTACGCGCGGACGTCTTCACGCTTGTCTGTGAAATCGGTGAAGATCTTGAGCTCGTCATTGAGATTCTGGAAGTACTCGGCTGCCTCGTCCGCCGCGTCGCCCGTCTCGGTGACCTCGTCCCCCAGTTCAGTGGTGGGGCCGATGGCGCCGGAGGTAGCGTCGTGGGCGCGCACGACAGCATCGCGGTAGTCCTCGTGCTGCTCAGCGGCGGATCCCGTGAGCCAGCCGTTCTCCTTCATCCACTTATTGATCTCGATGAGTGCGCGCGCGGGGGACCACCAGGCGGGGGAGTCGAGAAATCCTTGGACGAAGCCGTCGGTCTTGACGTTTGCTTCCGCAGTCTTGTCCCCGACAAGCGCGATGATCTCGGCAAGTGCGGCGAAGCCCTGGACCTGTTCGCCGATCTTGGCGCCAACTGCCTCCATATAGGGCTCAAGGGCCTGCATGGTGTCGCCAAGGCTTTCCGTGGCGGAGTCGCCGTCTTCGATCGCGGCAATGAAGCCGACGCCGATGGCTTCTTGGAGTTCGCCGAAGGCGACATTTAGTCGCTTCATGCGTCCTTCAAAGGTATTTGCTGCTCGCGAGGCCTGCCCGCCAAAGGTGTCGGAGAGTTCGGCGGAGATGATTGCGAGGTCGCCGGACTTGATGGCGGCATCGGACAGGGGCACGCCCAATCGCCGCAGGGCAGTTGTCTGCCCATTGGCCGCCTTGGCAAGCGCGGTCGTCACGGAAGACAGGTCACGACCTGAGCCAGCCGAGATGTCCAGGGCGAGTTGGAGAAGTCTCTGAGACTCGGCTGCGTCTCTCGTGGCATTGACGAGCGTGATCATCGCCGGGCGGAGCTGATCGTCAGCCACTCCAGTGGCTCGGGCCATGCCATCGATGAAGACGTCCACGGTGTCCGTGGACATGGTGGAGCCGACGTTCTTCAGCGCCTGGTCAAGGCGCGCAATGGCGGTCTCTTCCGCGGCTGCGCTCTTGACGCCATCGATGAGGAACTTCGTGGCCATGGCCCCGACGGCCGCGCCGACCATCGCCAGGCTCGGCATGAGAGACTTCCGCAGGCCCGCGGAGAATTGCTGGAAAGGTGTCTGCGCGCGCTTGGCGGCTACGCCTAGCCGATTGAGATCGGCCTGTGCGCGCTTGAGATCCTTATCCGTGTAACTGGCGCCGACGATGATGTGGATGCCTTGCTTGGCCATCAGGGCAGCATCCTTTCGATCGCGGCCTCCGCTTTGCGCACGGCCTTTTCGATGTCTTCGAGGGTCTGTCGGTACCGCTCAGCGTTCGCGGCACGCAGGCCGCGACCGGCCCGTCCCTTCGCGGGTCGCGCGATGCGTGGCATGGAGTTGACCAGGCGCACGCCGCGACCGGCAGTCGTGCCATTGATACCGGCGGTTTCAAAGATCATGCCGGTGGCGAGGGCGCCCCTCATCTGAATGAAGACGGACATGCCCTTGCCCTTGCGGCCCGAGAAGGAGAATCGCTCCCATGGGGGCCAGCCGGCTCCGCCTCGCGTCAGTTTGCCCGTACTCCATGTGTGCGGTGACACGGTCCGCCAGCCGCTGATTGGCGGATCGCCGGGGATCTTGGAATTTGCCAGCGTCGCGATCGCCTTACCGACGACGTACAGTTCTCGATTGACTTCCTTGGCCGTTTCGGGCTTGATCTTGCTGAGCGCCCGTAGTGTCTGGTCGGCTCCCGTGAGTTGGATGTATCCCACGGCTGATTCCCCTCATCGTTGCCGAGCCCGCCATTGCAGGTACTTCGTCATCGTGAACAGCATTCGGTCGGACTGTCTGAGAAGCACGTCCGGTGCGATCCCGGTTTCGCACGCCAGGGAGGCGATTAGCCAGTGGCTGGACTCGTCTCCAAAGGGACCGGATCACCGGCCTGGATGAACTCCACGTGGTCGACGGTGGCAAGCCATTCCTTGTAGGGGGGCTGCTCACTGTCGCCGTAGAGTGCGTGCCAGCACATCCATGTGATGTCCCGAATCTTCGGCGTGCGCGCCGCGAGGGCTGCGACGGCTGGCTGATTGAAGGCCTCCTCGAAGGCGACCTGCGACACGACTGAGACGCAGGCGCGCTGCGTCTTGCCGTCGCGCAGGTGCACGTCGACAGTGACGATCACGAAGCCCAGCTTCCTGTCGTGGCCACGGTGATGGCGCCGGCGCCGGGCCAGGTGACATCCAGCGTGGCGATGTCGCCGATCTGCCCACCCACGGGGGTGTCCTGGGAGACAAGCACGGGCACCGTGATGAAGGGTGCCGTTGCCGTGGCCGTAGTTGCGCCAGTGGGGGAAATGACGACGTTGACGACGTCGCCGAAGTTTGCTGCGAGTGTGGCGTAAACGCTACCGGCGCCATAGTCCTGGAAGAAGGAGATGGTGAGCGATGCGTCCTCGAGGCCGGAGATGCGCTCGCGGGCGTCCGCTCCGAGGCCAGTGGAGTCGAGCTCATCGGCGGTGCGGCTGAGGGTGACGGCGGAAATGCTGCTGGTGAGGTCGACGCCGTCAATCTTGACCTTGGCGTTCTTGAAGACGTGCTTTGCCATGACGGCGCTCCTTACGAGGCGAGTACGGTGATGGTGAACTCGGCTCCCAGATAGGCCTGGTCGCCGATGGTGATCGGTGCTACTCCGCGAAGTTCAGTGACGCGGCAGTCGAAGGCGGCGCCGTCCAAAGATGAGTCGGCCTCGATTGCGGCCTTGACGGAGGTGGCGCCGGTGGAGTTGCAGTACCCGTCCAGGGCGGACTGGGCACTGCGCTCGGAGGGGCGGGCGACGACGACGGTCACGATGAACGTGAACTCGTCGGCGCCTCGCGCGAGGGCAAGGTCATAGTCGATTCGATCGATCGATACGACCGCCATGGGTGGGGTGATCTGCTCGGGGATCAGGGCGGATACGCGAAGCCCGCTAATGGTGGCCAAGCGTGCAGCGATCTCGTCCCGGATCTGGGAGACGGTGGACATCAGGCCATGCCCTCCGCCTTCATGTACGGCTCGAGGAGCTGCTGGACGTCGGGATCCAGTCCTGCCGAGAGTCTGATAGCGCCGATGTCCCCGTAGCCCGCCACGCCGAGGGGCGAGTCGGGGCGCTTGAAGATGCGCAGGGACTGCACGATGGTGGCTTGCTGAATGTCCGTGGGGACGGCTGACCAGCCCCACGTGGCCGTCACGCGGACGAGGGCCTGCCGGCCGATGCGCGGCCAGTGAAAGCCGTCGATTGCGCGTAGGCGGGTGACGGGCCAGGCAATGCCGCGGTGACGTCCGTTGAGCGGCTCTGTCTGGTACTCGGCTGGGATGACTGCGGCAAAAGATCCATTGCCGTCCTCATCGATGGCGACTGCCGTGACGGACACGGCATCGTCTATGCGGACGATCTCGGCTGAGTCGGCGGTGAAGACACGGGCACTGGAAGCGACCTGGTAGAAGTGCCGCTGACACGCGAGATCGATCTCCCGTGATGCCGACTCCACAGCCAGCGCGAGGAGCGCGTCGTCCACGGAGTCGGAGATGCGTGCGGCTGCCTTGATCGTTTCCAGCGTCACGTAGCCATTCGTGATGGTCGCTGGCATGGGGATCAGCCCTTGGCAGTGCGGCGGCCCCGCGACTCAGCAGCCTCAGTGCGAGCAGGCCGCGGGGTCTGGTGACCCGCGGCTGCGAGCTGCTCATCCACTGCCTTCACGCGGTCATTGAGCCCACGGCGCTCATAGCCCGCGCGCTCAATGAGCAGGGCCTTGATGCGGTCTTCGGTATTCACGGCACTCCCCTGGGGATTGAGACATGGAGGATGGAGCCGTGCCTGGCCACCACCGGATCACGGCGATGGCCAGGCACGAGACTCACTAGAAGGTCGGGGCGACGAGGCCCGTGCCCGCCACCTTCTGCGCCGCTCCCGAGTACCTCGAGAACGTGTACGCGAAGTAGCCGTAGACCACGAGCGGGATGGTCAGGTCGGTCGCGCCGGCCTGGTCCGCACGGATGAACATCGGCGCGTTCGGGTCCTCCCAGAGGTGAACCTCATTCGCGTTGACGATGTAGATCTCGTCCTCGTTGGTGCCATCGCCGAGGTTGGTGGCGATGTTGTTATCCACGATGACCGGGGTGCCGTTGGGCAGGAGCCCACGGAAGCCGGCGCCGTAGAGTGCGCCGTAATTGACGCCACCGTTCTCGTAGTTGATGCCGGGCTGACCAATGAAGGGCCAGGACGACGACACCTGCGACTGCATCCAGTACCAGCGGCGGCTGTGCATCACCGCAATGGAGCCGGACGAGGACTGGTCGAGCAGGGCTGCCTCCACGGCGCTCAGGCCGGAGAGGATCTTCGGGTAGAGCTCAGCCGCCGTGGGGCTGGCATCGGTGTACGTGATGCCGGTTGCGGCGGCGCTCAGGCCGGTCGTGGCCTGAGTGATCATCGTCGCGTCAAGGCGCGTGTGGTAGCCGCGGACCAGGTCGTCCACGGTCACGTCGAGAGCGCCCGTGGAGCGCTCCACGGCCTGACGGGACACCCGCTGCCAGGACTCGTTGGTCAGGACATCGAGCGTGAGCAGGGTGTCGTCAATGGACGACTCCGTCACGGCCGCGTTCTGCGAGGTCTGGAGAGCGGCGGCCGTCCCCGTGGTGACACGGGAGATGTTAACGGTCATGCCCTCGGCCGGGAGAGCGTGCTTGCGTGCCGCGTCCGCGAGCGGACGGCCGGCCTTCGCACTGGGGGCTACGAGGTCCGTGAGGTACTGCGGAACCGTGAGGCCAGCGAAAGCGCTGGTACCGACGGCACCACGAGTGACTGCGTCGCCGCGCTCGACACGCTCCTCCTGGCGGTGGCGGGCGAGGCGCTCGCGCGCGTCCACGTCACCGAAGAGGGCATTGGCGATGATGTCAGAGAGGAACTTCGAGCCGTCCCGGTCGCTGCCGGGATGGTAGGTGCGCTCCTCAGCCCCGACGCGGGCGACGCGATCGTAGGAGGGCAGGGGCGCCGCGGGGACCGTCTCCGCCTGGAGTCGGGCCATGGCCTCGTCGCGAGCCTGCTCGGTATCGAGCTCAGCAATGCGCGAGTTCAGTACGTCGATCTCAGCATCGAGGGCGTTCTTCTTGCCGCGCAGTTCGGACACGGCGACCTCGTCGACCTCGTCCTGCGACCGAAGGTCGGTCAGGGTCTGGGCATGGGCGTTGCGCTCGGCAAGCTTGCCGTCGCGGTCCGCAACCAGCCCGGCAATGATCTCCTTGAGAGTCATAGCGGGTTTCTCCTTTTCGGAAGGTGAGTTACTGGGGGATGGACAGCGGCGTCTTCAGGCGACAGGTGGCAGGCGAGGGCGCGCCAGGCATCGAGCGAAAGTGCGCTGTGAACCGGCCGCGGATGCGGCCGGGAGAAGTGGGGTCCGCTAGAGGCGGACGAGGGTGTCGAACTCGTGGATCACGTCGGCACCACGGGGCCGGCGACGCTGAGTCGCGGGGGCGGCGGTCTGCCGCAGCGTGGACGTGGTGGCTGGGTTAGCCCCGTACCCCACGATGGCGACGTCGCCACGGTGGATGTCGAATGAGTTGATTCGGTATTCGGTGTAGTCGGGGGACCACTGACCCGAGGTGATGCGGAACCGGAAGCTCATCTCGTAGATGAGCCCGGCTTCCATCTTCGGAACGATGTAGGCGACGTCTGCGTCGCGTCCGCTAAGCGCGGGCGCCTCAGTGAGCAGCCCGATCTCATCCTCACGTAGGAAGAGAGTGCCGTTGACGGTGGACGCGATCCGGCGCATGGGGTCGTGATCGAGTACGAGGGGCACGTCAAGGTCCTCGCGGGCTAGCGATTCGGCGGCCGCGCCGGCGCTAACGATCTCGGTGTAGGGGCCAAAGGCGTCCCACATCTCGTAGCCCCGCTCGTACACCGACGCGTGGCCCGTGAAGGCGTAGGTCTCTGCGTCCGTCGCGGCGCGAATCTGCATGACCGAGGGAAGCGATCGGGTGGCGTTTGCGAATCCGGCCTCATCGCCGCGGCGCTGGGTCGGCCGGTCGGCGGGCGCCCGAACCGCTAGCGCACGCTCGTGCGCTGCCTGCTCGAGAGTGATCATGCGGGTGCTCCTGTCTTTGCGGGCTCGGCTCGTGGGGTGCCGAAGAGTCGGTCGAACTCAGCCAGTTGCTCATCCGTGAAGGGCGAGCGGTTGTCCAGCGCACGCGCTTCGCTGGGGGCGAGGGTGCGGCCGGCGACCTGGGAGAGGATCGTGCGGATGCGAACTTCGGGATCCATGCGCAGCATGGCGTCAGTGTTGAACTTGACGAATTGCGGCTGGGGCAATGCGCGGGTAAGTGCAGCCTCGCGACGCTTGAACACCGGCCCCAGATTCATGACGAGGAGCTGGAGGTTGCGCTGCGTGACATTCGCGTAGGTCACTGAGCCCGTAGACACCTCGGCATCGATGAGGTCTCCAGGAATGCCCAGGAAGCGGCACACGTCGGCAACGCCGTACTTCATCTCATCAAGGAACATGACCGTATTGGCTGGCACGGCCTGCATGTTGAATTCCCAGTCGCGCCCGGTGACGAAGATGTCTCGGTCACGGGTCGCGCGCTTGAACTTGGCCTTGACGCTTTCGGCCGCGTCCTCTCCGACTGTGGGAATGAGCGTGTTCCGCAGGTGGCCGGTGGGTGCGGCTCCGGAGGAGAACCAGTCGAAGGCGAACTCCTGCGCGGACAGGTAGGTCCCGACAGACCAGGCGGCGTAAGCGATGGGCGAGAGCCCGACCGCGAGTCCCGCCATCGTGTACTGCTTTTCGTGCCACACATCGCGGGGCTCGTACTCATTGCCGCTGATGCGATATGAGGTGATCTCTCCGTCGCGCGTGTTGACGATCGCATTCTGGGCAGAGGCCAGGGTGATGACCGCGGGGTATCCGGCCCGATCCCGCTCGGTGATGATGCCGAAGGCATTGCCAAATCGGTCAAGGTCAAACTGCGTGGAGTAGAGCCACTCTGGGAGCAGGGTCGGGTCGAACAGTCGCGACCGATTGGGGACCTCGACCTGCACGCCGTCGACGCGCCGATAGATGTCGGCCGGAGTTGAGGAGACCAGATCGGCGCGAAGTCGCAGAGCAGCCCAGACGGCGGAATTGCGGAGGGCCTTGTCGGGATCCACCTTCGGAGACGTCAGCGATCCCCGGTCCTCGATACCCATCGCCCGGAGCACCGCCGGGAGAGTAGTCGCGGTGCGATTGAAGAACAGGCTCACAGTTGAGCCCTCCTCGGTGTCGCGGCTCTACGGGTGGCCATGAAGGAAGCGGCCAATACGGCGATGCCCGCGACGATGAGCGATGCGCCGATCCCCAGCACGAGGTAGATCCCGATGACGAGGAGGGCCGCTCCGATGATGTCCGCGATCGTCGTCGCCATGCGATCACCTCCTAGTGAACCGATGAGGCCGGGTCGTATTCGCCCGACCCGATCAGTTGATTGAGTACCCATAGCGCCTCGGTGGCGGCGATGAGCGGGGAGATGTCTCCCGTGGATCCCTTGCGATCCAGTAGCCAGGTGTCATTGACGGTGCGCCCCACGGCCGTGGCTACGGCCATGTCTAGGGGCTCTTGTCCCAGGTGACGCACCTGGCCCGTGAGAACGGCTTGCTTGAACGCGACGGCCGCCGGTGCGAGCTGATCGCTGGGCAGCGGCTGAACCGGGATGCCCGTGCCGTCTAGGTCTCCGGTCAGGCTTGAGACCGGGGCGCCACGGCGCTGGAACGTCACTGCCAGGGGAGCCCATCGCCTGGCCCGCTCGCGCACGTACTCGCGGATCCAATCCACGCCGTCACGGCGCTCCATCACCTCGACATGGCGCAACCCGTCGGCCCGGACGCCCGCGACGACGACACACGCGGAGGACTCGTCCCACGCGACGTCGACCGCGAAGACCAGGTGCGCGCCGTCGGGGATGCTCGAGGCCGGATCCTTGCACTCAGCCCACTCGTCGCCGGGCATCGCCGGTGGGGCCAGTTGCTCCACGTGCTGGCACAGGACCTCGGTCCGAAAGCCCGCCTCGGGATCGGTCTCCAGTGCGCCCTGTATGGCGGCCACGGTGAGATCGGTGTACCCCAGGGAGGGGTTTGCCTGGCGCCAGCCGTCGACGTCGGCCAGGTCGCAGCCATCGGGCGCCGACCACTCGAACAGGCCCGTCTTCGTGCTCCGGTCGTGGGACTCAATGGCCTCCATGGCCACTGAGCGCAGGTGCAGTAGGACGACGCTATTGCGGTCTCCCGCATTGGACAGGCCCACCACGAGGGCCCGGGATCGCGCCATCGTCGTCTTCGTGACCGCCGACCAGGCCTCCCAGGTCTGGTGCTCGCGAAGCTCATCGAGGAAGACCAGGTCCCCGGAGAGTCCGCGACCGCCACGCCGGGACACGGCCGCGACCTTGTACCGCTCACCCGTGGTCAGCCTCAGCGACTTCTTGCCGTTGACGCGCACCACGGCATCGATCTCGTCCGATAGTTCCGGCACTGATTGAGCCATCTCCACGGCGCCTTCCCAGCACTCCTCGGAGACGTCCAGATTCTGAGCCGTGCCCAGGATGAGCTTCGCCTGATTCACGTACATCGCCCACAGTGCCAGGATCTGCAGCCACGTCGTCTTGCCATTCTGGCGAGCCACCAGGATGAGCAGGGTCCGGAAGCGGTAGTCGCCATTCGGGAGCAACTCGAGTGCGTGGATGTAGAGCCATCGCTGCCACGGCGCCAAGGTCAAGCCCAGCACCTGCTCGGCAAAAGCGATGACCTCGAAGCCGTGTGTCGTCTTTGGAGTCAAGGGCTGTAGTGGCGGGGTGAAGATGCGTGGCTCTTCGACGCCGAAGACATCAGGCACCGGTGCGGGCAGCCCTCAGCGCGGCGAGCTTCCCCTTGACCTCGGGCTCTACGCCGATGGATCGCCGATCAGCGGGAGTGCCTCCCAGTTCCTTCAGGGCTTTCATGAGCAGGGGACCAAGCCGGTCGGCCTGCCCGCCGGCATCGATGTTTGCGGCGATGAAGATCGCCAGGTCGGCCATCGGGCGATCCGTCTCGGTAAGCCACGCCATTCGGGAGATGCCGTGCTCCACCGATGAGGCTAGGGGCCCGGAGTCGTGCACTGTGACAACAGGCGATTCATCCGAGACGACGGTCAATGCGCGCGACTTACCTCGGCTTGCGCGCTTTCTGCATGCAGCTCCGCAGAATCTCGCCCGCGATGACACCGCCGCGAAGGGGGTGCCGCACTGCGCACAGTCACGCATCGAGGCCTCCTCGTCACAGTCGAGAGGCCGTCCTGGGGGGGAGGGATTGCTGGGGACGGCTAATGGGGTAAACGTCTGGCGGTCAAAAACGGACATGATGGACATGGGTCTACCAGCGGCGCGAACCGGACACAGGCGCGTCAGGGGCCGGTGCCTTGCGATTGGACCGGGCGAAGTTGCCGATGCACCCGAACTCGGGGCGCTTGCGCCCGTGGGCTGGCCTGAGGTTGCTCAGGGCATTGGTCCCGCCGCGGTCTAACTCGATGAGGTGATCGATGGTGTCGGCTCCGTAGTGTCCACAGATCCAGCACCGCGTGCCGTGCAGGTTGAACGTTGCTTGCCTTGCCCTGGTCCAGTCTCGTCCGCGTAGGCGTCCGTGCATGGGCCAGGTCTCCGTGCCGTTCACGATGTGGCGGGCTTGGCCTTTGCCTTACCTTCAAGGAGCGCGACGATGGCGTCGGCCTGGCTGTCGAGGATGTCGGCGACGGGCCCACTGCTGGGGTTGCCCGCCGCGGTGGCGAGTGCGGTGCGAATCTGATCGCGGGTCATGGCTGATCTCATTCCCGTGGGCATGTGTGGCTTACGTGCGATGACGCGCGATGATGTGGGCGCAAGTCTCGCTAGACGCGAGAAGCGTACACCTCAGACTCTCCCGTTTCAAGCAAGAGCATCCTCGGTGCTGTAGAGCGTTGGGCGTTTGCCGTCTTTGGTCCGACGCCATTGCTCTTCGCTTGCGCGTCGGTAGACCTCGGCAGTGGGGATGCGCAGAAGTCGCGCGATCTCGGGTGCGGTCATCCATGGTGTCATGCGATCTGGATCCCTTGCTTGAGTAGTTGCCGCCCCAGGGTGAGCCACTGGCTACTGCTCCAGATGTGCTCGGCCTCGTGGTCGCAGCTGATGGCTGAGGGCAGAAGGTCGTCGTCGCTGCGGATCGTGACGGTGAGGATGCCGGGGCAGTCGGCCTCGATGCACGGACAGAGCTCCCAGCGCCTGACACGGTTGGGGTAGGCAGCCGCTCGTGCCTGTCGATGCAGGGCTCGATGCTCACCTGCGATGTCGCCGGCGATCTCGTGGGCTGCAAGCCAGTCCAGGTGCGCCTTGAGCCAGGCCGCCATCGCAGGGATGTTATCCCCAGGCCAGTCGTGTAGGCCCCGCTCTTCGTGGACCATGCGCACGTTCGCGACCAGCGTGTGCCGGATCACGGTGCGTGCTGTGGCGGCGACGTCATTGAGCACTAGGCCGGGGTCTTTGCGATGGGTGATCTTGTCACCTTGGCTCATGGCTCCGGTGGCGATGAGCGCGAGCTCGAGGGCCAGGTCGAGGCGAGGAAGTGCCTCCAGGTCTTTGCCCAATTGCGCTCTGCAGTGCTGGCACAGACGCAGTCCGGGAAGCGCATTGCGTGACCTGTCGCCGTGGTCGACGACGCACCGAGCGGTGCTCATGAGGTCTCCGCGATCGCGAAAGTGGCCTGCGTCTCGTGCGCGCGTTGACTAAGAGTCATATTCCCCCGGTAGTAACTACTACGTCCGTAAGTCCGTCCGTCCGTCCGTCCGTGGGCATACCTGAGAGGGACTGCCATAAGGCACTGCCTGTAGGCACTCATGCGGTCTCCCTCCAGCACTGGCATCCGGCGGGGTGGTTCTTCGCGCACCCGCCTTTGCGGGCCGCCTGCCGAAGCGTCTCGAGACGATGACGCGAGGCGTCTGACGTGGGCTGATACTCCTCCCAGCCATTGACCTGGTAGCCGCCTTCGGCGTGATGCCACAGGCGTGACTCCACCAGGGCGTGAGCATCCTTCGTCGTCGCGTGCAGGAAAGGAAGGGCCGCTCGAGGAATGAATCCGTCCGTCTCATGGCGTCCGCAGTAGGCCAATCCGAAGACGTAGGCGAGCGCCGCGCGATGCTTTTTCATGTCAATCAGCTCCAGAATCTTCGGATGATCGGGCAATCCGGTGTCTAAACGGACCCAGGGAAGTGCCATCAGAGGTCGTGGCCTTTCGCGTCAGAGGTGGGCAGGCGGTCGTGCTCGGCGGGCTTTCCGGCAGCCCTGGCGACGGGATCGACGGGGTGGGGCCAGCCTCGAGCGCAGCCTGTGCAGGCCGGCATCGGCGGCATGCAGGCGAGCATGATGTGCGGGTTGGGGCCGTGCCTGAG